TCAGGAGCCGGTATCGCCAGGGAGCAGAGGGTCGCATCGCCACTCCACTATCTGAACGAGGGCTGCGGGAATGCGCACTTCTTCGGTCGCCGGCACTATACGGGCCGGTAACCTGCGCTCGCCTAAGACGACGCGCCGGCAAACCTTGGCGCGGGGAGCAAATACGGACACCGTTACCTTCTCACTGAAGTGCCTGGACACGGTAACGTTTTTGTCATCGTAGATCTTGTCGCATTGGCCAAATGCCCGGGCCGTCTCGGCGAGCGTCTTGCGCGCCGCGCCACCCCAGACGTACATATTCAACGTGAGGTGCATTCCGTCGTAGTAGGCGTCCGGATTCTCCTCGTAGAATTTCGCGACTGCCTGAAGGCCCTCAATGAAGTGCCGGCGGCGCTGCTGCTCAATGTTCAATTACTCCTCCATCCGGCCGGCGCGAGGCCGCGGCCAAACTTGTTACGCAGCGCCTGGGCCAGCCGCATCCTGCGAAGGGACTCACAGGCAGCGCATCGACAGGCAGGTCCCCCGACAGAGCCGTAGCGCACGAGTATTGCTTTCCCTTTCATTGCGTCTCCTTGCTGGTGCAGCCCAAAGGGCATGGGGTCAAATGAAGAGAAGCCTGCAGCTTCTTCTGCTCCCGGTTCCAACGGTGACGGGACTGAAGCCATCGGGCGTGGCGCGTCTCGCGATTGAAGTCGAGGCCACAGTTCCCACCCATGCGGCAGTCGTGGGGGCCGGTGCTTGCAAAGGGCGGCTCGGGCGACCAAGCGAGAGAGCGCTGCTCGGTGGTGAAGAACGAAAGTTCCAGGATGATCTTGTCCACCGTAAGAAGACGCTCACCAGCAGCAGAAGAGCCGGGGGCACTCTCATGATCAGGAGCTGCATGGTTATCGACCATAGGACAGATGCAGCGGGGGAACTGCTACTTATGACCTTCCAGCCTGCAGCACAGATCGTCAAGAGAGGGCGAACAGAATGGTGAGGAAGCAGGGTAGGTAAACTACGAGTAACTACGAGTGTTACATATGATTTTCGGCTTCGGTAACCTGCACAGGATCGATAGTAACTTTGAGTTAAATACCCCTTCCTCCTCAGGATTCTTGGGCAGTGCTATTGCATGCGGCGAGCGGTGCGTGCCATCTTTGCTTTGTCCGAGCCGCTCGATAGGCTGAGTTTGGCAACCAGGGGAAAGGAATCTATGAGGCGGTACGAGCATAGCACGACAATTCTTAGACTTTGAGCGCAGGCAAGACCGATATCTGGATGCCGGTGTACATCGGCGACTACCTAGCCGACACCATGCACCTGAGTACGGAACAGCATGGCGCCTATCTGTTACTTCTCTTTCACCTCTGGCGTCGTGGGATACTGCCCGACGACAACGTGGTGCTGGCGCAGATTACAGGACTTAGCATAAGTGCCTGGAGTACCGCCCGGGCAGTGCTCGGCGAGTTCTTCGAGATCCGCGACGGGCTTTGGCACCATGGGCGTGTGGAGCGGGAAAGAAACCGCATCGCAGCAAAGCAAACATCCAATTCCAATAAAGCAAAGTTAGCTGCATATGGCAGGTGGGGCAAGCCAGGACTGCTGCCCACGGCCAGCGACGCAGCTGGTGATGCGTGCAGCATTCGCGCAAGCAATGCATCAGGCACTGCTCCTGCTATGCCTGACGATGCCAAACCAGATCCAGAACCAGAGCTGTTAAGAGCATTCCCTTCTTCCAGTGGAGTTCGTGAGAAGCGAATTACCGATCCGCGGCATACGCCCTTTCGCGCAATTCTGGCAGAGTACTGGAGCTACAAGAATCATGCATCCCCTGAGATGCCCTGGCAGGGACGTGATGCCAAGGCGCTAGGTGACTTTCTTGCTGCCAGCCCGAATCTAAGCGATACACAGTTCCGGCATATGTTACGCAACCGGGCAAAGTCGGCGGTCGCCCATGGCGATCGCGTTTACCTGTGGATTGGGAACCTAACACGCTTCCAAGAAGAGATCACGATCTACAACAAGCCCGCATCGGCAGGGGATGGCAATGCAAGCAGAGCGGAGATCAATCGTAACAGTGTCGTCAGCGCAGTCGATCGAGCGCTCGCAATGTCTCGAGAGCACGCTGATCGAGCTGGGCAAACTGGCCTTGAGCAGACAGCTTTCGTTGACGCCGGAATGCCTTCTGCTGATGGCTCAGGACTTGGCCGGTGTGCCCTGGCGATACCTGGAAATGGCAATTACAGGTTGGAGACGGGGGACGCTGCAGATGGGCAAACCGGAACAGCTGGACCGTTTCCCTACGGTCCGGCAACTGCGGCTGCAAGCGGATCTCTTGCAGCTGGAGAGGCACAGGGATTCGGTCGGGAGCGAGAGTGGGAGGTAGGCGCATCGTGACAACGGTGAGCAACACAGACGACAACGCTGAAGAGCGAGGAGCATATGAGCAGATCTTCGCCGAGGTGAGGAATCTCTCCGATCTGCGGCATGCGATTGCTCGAGCAGTAAGGCAACTGCGCGAGGCAATGGAGAAGGAAGACAACCGCGCCGTAGCCGCGGCCCATGTACGCAACCTGACGGAGATCGATCCGAAGGCGTTGGCGCAAGCTTATGCGCTGGCGGAAAGGACTTGCACTTACTGGCCGAGCCCGGGGCAGATACGGGAACTTGCCGGATGGTCGGAGGAGACCAGGGGCGGGGCCGGGCTGCAATGGGTCTTCCGATACCTGGAAAGACATGGGGTCGAGGGCCGCGTCCGGGGCGGCGGAGTGAAGTTCGGAGAGGACGAGACGGGACGAAGGGTGCTGCTGGAGACCGAGGCGGTGGTTGCGGCGCCGGACATACCCGCGGAGATAGAACATACCCTCAAGTTGCTTGGTAGCGGATCGGCGAAACAGGGGTTCAGCTACGTAAGTCAACATCCTTTCGTCAAGGGGTGGGGCGACTTTGCTGGAGACGCGGGCTCGAGGACGGCAGAACGCATCGAGGGCCAATGGATCCGCTGTTACCGGCTGGTCGTTCGGAAAACTCAGCAAACACAGGCGGGCGGAGAGCCATGACGGATGTTGCCTCCACGGATTCGCCACTTGCTTCGGACAAGAGGCCCTGCTTCCATCATCCCCGGTTACGGAGGACGTAGTGAGGAACAAAATGCGGACTGTGCAAGAGCAGATCTACTTCACGGGGACGATCTATCAGTCATCAAGCGACCCTGTGTCAACACCAAAGCAACGCAACTTAGGCGTCGCGCTCGTCTTGGCGGCGATCGGAGACTACCGCAGCATCGATGAGCAGGCACACAAGGACGCGGAACAGTTCCTTTACCCCAAGACGCCTGAGCGGCAAGAGCACTATGACTGGGCGGTCGCGCTGGCCGAGGGAGTGAACCCGGCATGGCTACGGGATGCGCTGGACAGATTCAAAGCTAAGTGGGATTGGCAACGTTTTGAACGAAAGGCACTACGCGCCCGGAGAGCATAGGTCGCAATAGAGGAGAGAGGAATGAAGGCAAGCGATGTGGTGAGGGGATTCGCTCTGCAGGGCAGAGTGTTTTCTATTGGTCTACGCGAGGTGCCGGCACTGTTGTTCAGCCCACGCGCGAGGCGGGCGGTGCGTGGCCTGGTGATTCTGCGCCACGCCTACGAATATGTGGTTGTGATGGCAGCCTTGGAGGGCGTGCAGCCAGTCCCCAGACCGTACTACGAGGCGTATGTGGATGCGCTGACTATCCTGGGCGCAAGAGCTACTTCGGTCGCCAAAGCCCTTTGACGACATTCGATGACAGGGAGAGCGCATGAGCGATGAGCCGAGCCCGAGTGAGTTCCTTATTTCCAAGATGGAAGGTATGGACGATGTCACCCAAATACTGATCGTCACCCGGACTGGTGAGGGCGAGATCAGCTACGACAGCTGTGGCCAGATTGCGGCCGATACGCTGGGAATGATTGAGTTCGTCCGCGTTGCCGCCGCGGAACATCTGCGGCGGGAGCTGTATGGCGAGGATGAGGATTGATTTAGTCCAGGCGCGCTCGTGTGGATATTGACGCAACCGCAGATCTCTCCACTGCGGTCTGGATGACAGTTTTTTATTCAAGGAACTTCAGGGGCGCCACACTTGATGAGAACTCTTCCAGGACCAAGAATGGATGAGGCTATGCTGATTGCGGCGGCGCGTTTGGGAGACGAAGATGCGTTCACAGAGCTCTATCACCAGCATCTTAGCTATGTAAAGGCAGTAGGACGCGCCGTTCTTCGAAAGAGCGATTTGGAGGATATGTGCCAGGATACGTTCTTGCTAGCGTTCACACGGCTGCGCTCGTTTGAAGGAAAGTCTAACTTCCGTACCTGGATCACACGCATCGCGATGAACCAGTGCCTCGTGACCCTGCGCAAGGCCCGCCAGGCGAGCAACGGCGAGTCGCACCTGATGCAGATCGATGCACAGCTGGCTGGAGACGATGTTCTGGATCAATGCATCTTCACAGGCGAAGACAAGAACCTCGAAGGAGTGCCGGTACGATTGGACTTGGGCCGACTGCTGCAGGTTCTGAAGCCTGTTCAGCGCCGGATCCTTGAGATGGCTTACCTCGAAGACGTGCCTGCCCAGGAGATTGCGGAGATGCTGGGTATGACCCCCGCTTCAGTAAAGAGCCAGATACATCATGCCAAGCGGCGGGTGCGAAAAATACATAAGAAGAGATGAACTTTTCTGGTCCATTTCGAATCTATAACTGGTGACACTCTAACCGATCGCCCGGATGAGAAGATAAGCTCTCGTACGCTTCCTTCTTATTGCGCTCCCAGCGCGTGTGACCTTGGGACTAAGCGACGAGGCCGCTCAGGCTTTCGCTCGTGCGACTTCGGTTGATTCCGCCTTTTCATTCCCTCAACGTTCACTTTCAACACACACAAATGGAGTGAAGGTATGGCCTCCGCAACCATCGACAGCCGGCGCCCGTGCCCAAAGGTCTGCATTCTCAATGAGGATGACGCCAGATCCCTCACCTACGGCGGCATTGCACACAAGTGCTCGAGCAGGCGCCATCACCATTACTCCAAGAACAAGGCCGATGCATTGGTGAAGGCCGGCGAACTGGTGTGGCTGGGCAAACATAAGAAGGTCGCCACGTTCCTGAATGCGCGCTCGTGGATCAAGACCTATCGCCGTAACCGATACGGCGAAGTGCTCACTTGCGGGATGCAGCTGGTGCGAGGCGGGGGCGGATTCTAGGTTGACATGTTGAAGATAAAAGCCTTGCTGCTCCTAATCATCGCCACGACTACAGCGTATGGGGGGACTGTCACCGGGACTTTGCAGGGACCCAGCGGCTTGCCGGTGAAGAATGGCACGCTGAACTTTGCGCTGCAGCAGGCCGGACTGATCGTAGGCACAGGCAGCGTGGTGCCCGCTACGGCATCGTGCTACACCTCGGCGGATGGCTCCGTCGTGGGTCTGCCCAACCCGCTGACGCTGCCTTCAGTGGCGATTACCTATGGCTCGGGCACAATGGCGGCGGGTATCTACTACGTCGTGTTCACGTTCTACGACAGCGCGAACAATCTAACGCTGGCCTCTCCAGAGCTGCAGGTTCAGCTCACCAACACGGGCTCGCTGATCTTTTCGCCTCCGGCGACGTTCCCGCCGAATGCCGTGGGCATGACCGTCTTTGCCGGCACGGTGAGCGGCGCGGAGACGGCGCAAGGAAACTCGACTGGCAGCAGCGGAACATTCGTTCAGAACGAAACGCCGGTCACCACGCTCATCCCGATCCCGGCGGTCAATGCGACAGTCTGCTCCATCGCGTTCAACGATACGATCATTCCCTACTCCGGTTACAACGTCTCGCTGATTTCGTCGAGCGGGAATGCGTATCCAGGCTGGCCGCAGGCCTGGCAGCTCAATGGAGGTCTGAGCGGCACAGTCAATATCTCGAACGGTGCTCCGCTGTGGAATGGCACGACCATCTACCCGCAGCCAATCCTTGCACAGCCGCTGAATCATGGCCCGCAAAGCATCTCGGGTTTGCTGAACATGACCGGCTACAACCTGCTGAACATAGGGGCGCTCGGCGTTGGCACGACCACGCCGGAGTGGCCCGTTGATGTCGAGAATGGGTACATCAACAGCAGCGGTGGGTATCTCTTCAACGGCGGCGCCGGCTCGACTGGGCAGTGCCTGGTGTCCAATGGCACGTACTTCGGACCCGGCAGTTGCGGGACGCTGCCGGCGATCTTCTACCAGGTGGTCCAGGGCAACGGCACTCTCTTCGCCCAACAGCCCCAGCTCAACTTTAGCGCCCGCTTCTCGCTCGCGAACGACGTCCCCTCCACCCGCACTGACGTTGACCTCGCCACCACCGCCGTCACGCCAGGTTCTTACACCAATTCCAGCGTGACGGTGGACGCCTATGGCCGGGTGACCGCAGCGACTTCGGGTCCGACAGTCCCAAACATCCAGCCCCTCATTATCAATTCAGGGATCTGCACCACAGCGGCTTCGGCGTTCGCCAGCTGCTCCTTCACGGTTAGCTGGCCAACCGCGTTCGCGGACGGCAATTACGCGCTGACCTGCACCTCGGGACCTGGCCAGGGCACAAATGCGGTGCTGCTGGGCCTCTTCGTGTCTAACCAGACGGCGACCACCTTCCAGATCACGCTGCAGAATGCCGACTCCTCGGGCGCCGGGGCAACCACCGTCAACCAGATCAATTGCATCGGGGTCCATCCCTAAACCATGAAGAATCTTTTGGCGTTGCTCGCCATTCTGTTGTGTGCCGCCAACGTCCAGGCACAGAACATCGAAGGCCAAATCATCGCGTCGCAGTATGGCACGTGGAAGGTTCCCGGGTATGCGCCGAATACCTATTCGTTTGCGCCAAATTCATGCCGGGTGGAGGGCGGCGCCAGCTTCTTCTTCGCCTTCGCCACCGGAACACCGGTCCAGATCGTGGACAGCAACCCATCTGCAACCGAAACGGTGACACCCAGCGCGGTGGTCGACACCAACGTTACCTGCGCGATCAGCATCGCTCCTGTCAACGCGCACCAGCTTCCGTTCTATTTCACATCGGCGACCGGCGGGCTACAGGAAGCAATCAACCAAAACCTGACGACGCCACAAACCAACACCATCATCCTGGACAGCACGTTCTATCAGCTCGTGGGCGGTGCAACCAATGCCGCAGCGGTCATCGCCGCGGCGAAAGGCAGCGTTGCACTGGGACTGGTGGATGTAACCCAGGTGCCGACGATCTGGTACCGCTGGAATGGAGCACAGTATGTCGCCGTAAGCTCGGCGACCAGCGGCGGGACTACGCTCGTCAACGACATATTCTCGAATGGGCCCAGCAATGCGTGGCAGGATCTCTTCGACTTCGTTGCCACTGGACCGGTGGTCTACAATCCCCAAGCTGCGGTCAACGCCGCCCAGACAAACAACGGCAGTGTAACCATCCAGCCCGGTGCCGGGCGCACGCCATTCACAAACACAGGCAACGTGCGCGTGGTCGATAACCGGAGCGATGTCCCGGCGACGGCCCGCAGCGCCACGGAGTTTGGGGCTACATGCGACCTAAGAAGCGTCTACGGCACCTTAACGTCCGGCTCAGCCGTGGTGACTATCCTGGCTGGCTACAGTGCGCTGTTCAGTTCTGCCGACATAGGCCGCACGCTGGCCGCCGTTGGAGTGGTCTCGGGCACGCCGACCGCCTTTGAGACGACAATCCAGTCGATTACCGACAGCCAGCACGCTATCGTGACCACGCCGGCTCCGTTCACGCAAAGCACAGCGCACCAGATGGACCTGGGCCACGACGATACCGCAGCGATCGCCCAAGGGATGACGGAAGAGGCGGGAAATAATGGCGAGTTGGTCTTTCCTCAGGGCAATTGCCTGACCCATACGCAGACGCTGCTGGGACAGTCGATCCAGGGCCTCGGTTCCTCTTCTTTCGTCACCAACTTTCCCGGTGAAGATGTCTTCGCCGCTCCAGACCCAAGCCTCACGCAAGGCGTTAGTCAGGGCGGAGCCCACCTCCACGACTTCACGATCAATCTCGATGACCGCATCGACGCTACGCAGGCCTGGCAGATCATCAACGACTCGGGCACAACATCGAAAGCGGCGATGTACCGGCCGATTGCGACCAACAGCGGCATCGCCAACAATCCCGTCGCACCCGGCTGGTTTGTGGGTGGATTTAACGGCGCGGCCGCGATCACTGCGGCATCGGCCGTCATGTGCGTGCCGGCAACAGAGAGCGCGCCATCGGTAGGCCAGGAGGTCGTGTTTCCGTACCTTGCGAACGTCTTTACGGCCACCGTCTCATCGACAGCCGGAAGCTGCTCTGGCGGAGCAAGCCCGCGGACGCTCTCCTCGGCGCTGCCCTCGGGATCGACGAACAGCCAGGCGGAGTGGTTCGCCGGCAGCAGCCCCCAGACCATCAACGCCAATATCAGCGGATCCGGCTGCCCAGCCTCGATCAGCCTGACCAATTCCATTTTGCCGGTTCCTTACTACGAGTCGAATGTTGCTCCCTTCGGGCTGATCCAGATCGACGGGGAGCAGTTCACGTACTTTGGCAAGACCAATGCCACCGGCAGCCTCTCGAGCAACTTGCTGACCATCACCGGCTGCGCGCAGAACGGCACCACACGCGCCGCGCACACTTCGGGCGCCACCGTAGTCCCCTTGAACCCCTTCAAGCCGGCGTATCCCTGGCCGGTGACGCCGACACTCAACGCGGGCGATACCACCCCTTCCGGGACGGCCGGCTACTACCCGGCGTGGAACGTGGGCAATACGGCCTTCGCCTTCCCCGTCGCCACCGGGATCAACGCGGGCACCGGGGCCACCGGATCGTGGACCACTGGCGCGGTGATCGAATCCATGACGATTCAGTCCTGGCCGATCGACATCAACCCGCCGCTGACCGGAGGCAATGCGGTGAACCATACCGCCGGGTTTTACTTTGTGCAATATCCGTACGCGGCAAGATTCCAACATCTCAACTTGAGCCAGTTGTTCTATGGCGTCACCGAGGGCGTGCCGTCGATCGAGAACGGCAACTGGTCGACGGCGCAGCCCACGGCAGACGGCGGGAGCTGGGAGAACGTGGCCATCCGGGCAGCAAATCCCTGGAACTTCGTGGCCGGGAACCAGAACACGTTCAAAGACTTCAACGTGTACTCGAGCGAAGGATCGGCTTCAGGCACGGCGCTGGGCGCCAATACCTGCTACTACTTCACCGCGCCGCGCAACGATCAGACGGGCACCCAGACTGAGCAGGCCTCGCTGGTCGACGCGACCAATCTCTACTGCGAGCCAGAGACGGGCGCGCACGCCGGCTCGATGCCCAATTGGGAGTGGGATATCGACTTGTCCGTGGTCCACGACATGCACATGGGCGGCGGAGGCGAAGTCTACGTCGGCGGAGCTGGACAGCACTGGATTGGCGGGAACTTCAACAACAGCGCCAACCTGCCGCTCATCAACTGGGGCCAGGGGAATACCTCCGACCTCTCTTCGACGCTGGGCACCGAACCCAAGAGCAATCGCTACGGCTCGAGCTCGCTGATCAACTGGAACTACAACAGCAAATTCTCGGGCACCACGGTGCAAGCCTTCGGCAACCCCGGCGGGCCTTATGGCCAGCTCCAGGTGGGCAACAGCCGGGAGCCCATCCCGGCGCAGACCAATGAGACCTTCAACACCGGCAACCTGACGGTGCCGTATGTCAGCTCGGGCGGCGGCTTCATCACCCCAGAGGAGTTCGACGCCAGCACCAGCTTTGACTCCCAGCCGATGAGCGCGGGCTGGACCTTCGACGACACCTCGCCGATCACCCACAGCTATACCGCCTGCAATGTGGGGACCAACCTGGGCACGACGTATTGCAACAGCTACCGCTTCAATAACAGCTCTATCCCCATCGGCCCGGGCCAGCGCCTGGTGCCCGGCAAGTACACGCTTTACATGTCAATCAAGGACGTGACCGCGGCCACCAACACCGAGCGCTTCGTGGTTTATTCCAATTGCGGCGGGGTGACCGAGACGTATTCCGTGCCCGTGACGAATGCGTGGCCGACGACGCTCGCCGGCGTCTTCAGCACCGCCATCGACTTCACCGCGGCAACTGGATCGGGCTGCTACCTGGGGGTGCAATTCAATGGCGCAACCACGGCGGATACAGTCGAGGTCGGATACCTCGATTTCGCACCCGTGGCCGAGAGCTTGAACGCGCAGACCATCAACGCGACCACGATCAATCTGCCCAGCGGGACGACCGGCGGCACGGCGACCGGATGCCAGCAGTCGCCGGTAACCGGGATCAATAACGGCTTCACCTGCCCCACCAAGGGCTTTGGCACGGGGCTCAACGCCAACCAGGGCGCCAGCGATACCACCGCCACCCTGGTCACGACCAGTGGGCTTTCCACCCAGGGCTGCTTCTTCGTCGATGCCGAGTATGAGTGCTACACAGGCATCTCGGGCAACGTACTCACCGGGATTACGCGCGGAGAATACACCACCACCGCGACCACGCACAGTTCGGGCGCCGCAGTGGTCTCCGTCGATCTGGTGCTGGGAAGCATCCAGCAGGCGCCGGTTAACGTCATCGCCGCCGGGGCATCGACCCCCACCGTCTTTAGCGTCAATAACGGCTTCCCTTCGACCCACGACGGCACGTCGGTCATGGATGTAAACGGCGGGTCGAATGAGCTGTGGTTCGACAGCGGCGGCCACATCACACAAGTCAACACGTCGGGCACCAACGTCTTCTGGGCACCGGTCGCGATCGGCAGCAATGACAACCTGCCCATCACCAACACGCAGCTGGTGGTGCAGGACAATGGCCCCAACGAGGTTACCTCTCCGCTCGGCCTCGGTGCGGGCCATGCGGGCACGCTGAACGTGGTGCAGACGCCGACCATCGGCGCGCCCTCAGTCGTCAACTTCGCCACCGGTGCGGGCTCGAACACCTACAGTTACGTGTGCGCCGGGACCGACTATGACGGCAACCTGATTAACGGGACCACTACCACCATCACTGGCGTTCCCACTGTCTTCGGCGGACCGAATCCCTTTATCGGCGTGAGTTGTCCCTGGTCGGCTGGAGTCTACAGCTTCCAGGTCTACCGCACCGCGGGCGGCCCAAACCAAGGGCTGATGAACTCTACTGTTGGGAACCCAGGCGGGTTCACCGACTTCAACGGCAACAGTTCAGGCGGCAGCCCGCCGGGCGCGAACGGATCGAACCCCAAGATCACGGTGCAAGGCACAGGCGTGCCCACGATTCAGTTGGGCACCACCAATATCGGCACGGGGACGGGCGCGCCGGGCACAACTTGCGGCACGACGCCGATCGGCAACGGCTCGCTCTGGTTGCGGACGGATGGGACGGCGAGCACCTCGCTTTACGTCTGCGCAGCGGGGGCATGGACGGCGGTGACGGTCCCATGAGAAAGCTCAAAGCCGCGATTCTCGCAGGAGTGCTCCTCATATTCGCGCTGCCGGCATACGCCGTCACCCTGACGAGCGCCTACGTGAGCAACCCGGGGCCGGTGAATGCCATGAACACCGGCGGCGCACTCCAGGTCTATGCCTATTGCAAATACTCGGATGGCTCGACCACCAACTGCTCAACCACGGATATCCATGGCAATGCGGTCACGGCGTGGACAAGCTCGAACACCACAGTGGCCACGGTCAGCAGTTCCGGTTTGGTCAGCGGGGTCAGCATCGGAACCGCCACCATCAATGCGACGATTACCGGAGGAGTAGCAGGTACCCCGCCGTTCGTGGTCACGGTTAGCGGGCCGAACACCCTGGGGCTCAGTTCACTTACCTTGGCGACCACCGGGGGTGTCACCTCGATATCCGCCGGGACGACCAACCAGCTCATCGCGACCTGCACGTACTCGGATGGTTCGACCACCAATTGCACCACGACCGATATTCATGGAAGCGCGGCGAGTTCCTTTACCAGCTCGGCGCCGACGGTCGCTACGGTGAGCTCGAGCGGCCTGGTCACCGGCGTGGGCGCAGGGTCGACGACATTCAGGGCGACGATCCCATGAGGAATGTGAACAGGATCATTCTTCTGTCGCTCTTTTGGTTCACGGCAGTGACTTACGGACAGGTAACTGCCACTCCTGTCTTCACGCTGCCGACCGGCACATACACCATGCCAACGAGCACGACGATCACGGATTCGACGACGGGAGCATCCATTCTCTGGTGCTTTACGGGGAGCGGCACATGCACCCCGGCCACAGCTTATTCAGGCTCCATTTATGTTGACCCGGCAGCGGTGGATATCTTGTGCGCGAACGCGACTGCTTCTGGCTTTTCGCAGAGTCCGACCATCTGCGCTACTTACACGGCGGCCAGCTCGAACGTGGCTGCCCCTCCGACGTTCTCGCCCGCCGCAGGCTCCTACTCGGGAACGAGGTCAGTCACGCTATCCACGACTACGGCGGGAGCGAACATCTATTACACGACGGACGGCTCGACGCCGGATTACACTTCCACGCTCTACGCGGGGCCAATTCTGGTCTCTTCGAGCGCCACGCTCAAGGCGATCGCGGGCTTTGTCTACAGCTCCACGGCGGGGACGGGATCCTCTCTCTACGAGACCAGCACCATCGCGCAGAGCACCGGGACCGGCCCGGCAAGCAATTGGAAAAAGCCCGACTGCCAGAGTCCGGGCACATCGTTTTGTACCTCCGACAACCCTGGAGGCTCGGGTGTTCCGGCCTCGGCGAATAATCCGCAAGGGAGTCCCACCGGACTGGTTGGGTGTCCCGCCGGCCATCCGGGCGCGGCCGCGAACTGCATGACCTTCTCGCAGACGCCGGCGACGACGTCGCAGACCAATGTGCTGTGGCCGCGCTCGGGCGGATTTTCCAGCAGCGCCGCCGTGCCCACCTATGTGTTGGCCGATTTCTGGGTACTTTACCCTACCAGCAACGGAGCGAATTTTACCTGCGAGAACGACTCGCAGATTTTTGATCCCAGCGAGAATATCAACTGGCAGTGGGGCAACCAGGTTACGGGTTGCGTGACCAACTCGCCCGTTTGGGATGTGGGAGGAACCTCCAACACGTCCTGGATCGCCGCGGGGATAACGCCTCTGCTCAACGGCAACACCTGGCATCACATCCGAAAGCTCGACTGGAGAAACCCGGCGGAGGGCAAAATTTGCAGCTCGGGAGGAACCTCGTACTACTGCGAGCACTACGGGCATTGGATCATTGACGGCGTTTCCTTCAACATGCAGGCCTCCGGCATGTGCGCGGGGCGGCCTTCCGGAAGTGGGCAGACAGCCTCGCCGCCGACCACCGGATGCACCATCACCACGGACACGCTCGAGGCCGGCTTTGGGGCCAACGCAACCGACCAACACCAAGAGGATACCCACGGGGCCACGTCCCAGGTAAGCGGCACTTTCGACGCCGGAACCTTCACCGCGTTCTACGACCCTTCCGCCGTGGCAACCGCGGCATACACGATCAGTAACCTTACGGCCAGCGTGCCCCTCACGGTGACGACAGCTACTCCCACGCTGGTGAGCGCCTACCTCACTACGCCCGGCAGCGTAAACACCATGACGGTCGGCGGAACGCTGCAATTCTCGGCCTTCTGCCACTACTCGAGCGGCCCCGATCTGAATTGCACGGTGGCCGACATTTACGGGGACGCGGTGACCGTGTGGTCGAGCTCGAACACAGCCTTGGCGACCGTCGGCGCGGTGGGCTCGGCAAACCCCGGCCTGGTGAGAGCGGTGGCGGGCGGAGCGCCCACCATCCAGGCGACCATCGGCAGTACCGTCACGCCGGCCTTTGGGCTGACCCTCTCGGGTCCCGCTGTAACTCTCACGGGGTTGCATCTCGCCACCACCGGCGGAGTTACAGGCCTGTTTGTGGGCAGCACAAACCAGCTCGTCGCCACCTGCATTTATTCCGACAGCTCGACGACCAATTGCACCTCGACAGATAGTCATGGCAACGTGGCTTCTTCCTATGCCAGCTCAGTGACCGGCTACGCGACGGTGAACGCGACCACCGGACTGGTTACGGGCGTTGCCGCCGGCACCACCAACCTGACGGCCCACGCCGGCAGCTTTACCAGCCCTAACCTCGGCCTCACGGTCGTGGGCGTGCCTTCTGGGGTCTACTCGATCACGATTATCGGTCCAGTGCAATTCTCGGGGACGGTGACGTTCTAATGGCGACTGCAAAAGACAAGCTGGCGACAACGCGGACGATCGATGCTCAAATCCTTGAGCAATTGGCGGAGGTGAAGGGCAAGGTGGACGAGAGCCTGGAACAGGGTCGCGAAAACGGCAACGAACTGAAGATGCTTCGCCGGGAGCTCGGGCTGGATGGGCAACATGGACGCTTACCCATCGTGGAGGCGACGCTGATCCGCCATGAGGTGCGCATGGACAAGAGCGAGGCGCGCATCGACAAGCTGGAAATCGGCAATAGCGAGGCCAATGGCAAGGCAAAGCTTGTCGCGACCTCACTGGCGCTACTGGGGGGCGGAGCAGGCGGCGCAATGATTGCCGTTCTGGCCCATCTGCTTGGAGTGCATTAGATGGCAAACGTGAATGCGGCAATCGATTACGTGCTGAGCTGGGAAGACGCGACGCTCTCGGGCGTAATTACGACGGCACCGGACGGCAAGCGGACCAGGTTCGGAATCGACGAGCACTGGCATCCGGAGCTGACCAACTGCCTCTATTTCAGCTCGATGGGCCAAGCGGCGGCGCTGCAGATTGCCAGGGGGATTTACGATATCAGCTATTGCCAGCCGCTATGTATCGTCGAGATCGCAAATCAGGAAATCGCCAACAAGCTGCTGTCACTGGGGGTGAATGTCGGAGTGGTGAACGCAGCGAAGATGTTGCAGGACGCAGTGACCGTAGTGGGTGATGGCCGGATCGGGCCGCTGACCCTGCACGCGCTTGATCTGGCGGATCCGCAGAAAGTGCTGGAGGATCTACGGGGAGAAGCGGAGAACTATTACGACGCATTGACGGCAAAGAATCCAAACCTGGCCGTGTATCGGGCGGGCTGGCTACGGAGAGCAGCGGCGTGAGCGCCAGCAACGACTGGTCTGCGTCACGCAGATTAGCGGTTAAGCTACATAGGTCCCACCCACATCTCCCGGGAAAGAACGCGGGTAGATATGAAGCACCCGGCTCTACTTTTCCATGTCAGGATTTCTGGAGCATCGGTGTACACATGCGCAGAGTAAGACGTTGCCGTTTGTGGGCGCTTCTTCTTTTGGCCCTCTCGACGTTGCCATTCTGCGACCGCGTCCAGGCGCAGAATGTTGAAGGTCAAATCGTCGCCGCGCAGTTTGGCGAATTCCAGGTACCTGCGATGGGTGATGGTTTCAAGTTTCCGCCGGCGACCTGTCACGTGAGCGGAGGCGGCCGGAACTTTAATGCATTCGCTATGGGAGCCCCCATCAAGATCGTCGATAGTGATCCGAGCCTGACCGAGATCGCAACTCCAGTCGCAGTGTTTATCGACTCTTGCGCTGTCAGTCTGCCGACGATATATAGCCATGAGTCGTTCTATCTTACTTCGGGAACCGGCGGTCTGCAGGAGGCACTTACCAACGGGATCGACCGCGGCGGCGGGCCGAATACCATCATCCTGAATGCGGAATGGTACACGCTGGTTGCCCCATCGAGCCCGTCCGCGGTTATCGCTTCGGTACACGGCAATACCAATCTTGGCCTGGTGGACGTCACCACCACGCCGTACACCTCTTATGCCTGGAATGGCTCGCAGTACGTGCAAAACGCTACCGGTGGAGGCGCCAGCACTCCAGCCACATCGAACGTATTGAAAGGTGCAGGAGTAGCGAACTCAGTCGCAGCAGCGACTCCGGGAACCGACTATGTGATCCCCAGCGGGAACGTTGCCACAGCCACAGCGCTTGCCGGAGCCTCGGCAATCCCCAACGGCAGCACAGCGACCACGCAGGGTTCAGGAGACAACACAGCAAAGATCGCCACCGATCTCTTTGTGCTCAATAATGCCCTTACCGCCTCGTCGATCCCTGCAACCAGCGATCTGCTTAAGGGCAGTGGAACAGCCGGCAGTGCATCCGTCGCTACGCCAAATACGGACTATCTCACGCCAAGCTACTGGGGCGGGCTCACGGGTTGCGGTACAGCAGGCTATGCGTTTTCTCCGCAAGCGGGTGGGTGCATCGCATCCGGAGGCGCCAGCACTCCAGCCACCAACTTGGTGCTCAAGGGCAGTGGCAGCGCAAATGGGGTGGTGGCGGCGACGGCGGGCACGGATTACCTCGATCCAGCACTAACAACACTCCAAACGCTCAGCGGCCCTCTGGCAGTAAAGGCGATCAACGGCATATCCCACTCCGAGCTTTACACCGGAGCAACGGTCGATGTCCGCGTCAACGCTTGCCTTAGCGATGCCCTGAACGGCACCAATGGAAATACGTCACTACTTTGTGACAGCAGTGGAGAGTCAGGAAATCAAACAATTGCCGCCACTATTGTGATTGGCGACAACAACAACGATAAGGTCGGCTTGATCCTTCCGTGTGGTGTGTACTGGACCGGATCGATGACTAACACCACTCCAGTTGTCGAGCAGTACGCAGGAACGACAGTTACGAGTAACTGCGCCTCGAATGGCCCCCAAATGCAGTTCACAACGAATAGCTCATCGAATCCGAGCGTCATATACGAGATCGTGAGCGGCACCAGTCTGAACTACCCTTACGTTTACGACCACGGCTTTCAAATCACAAACGATGGTGGCGGCGGTCATGCGACTTCTACGGGAGTCGGCTTCCTGCTGACTGGGCAGATTGCAGACGCCTCGGTTCTCGATGCAGTGAATGTTTTCGATAATCTCGATGCTTATCCAGCAGAGATCTACGGAGCCTGTTGCCAAACGACGTGGACCCATAGCTCAATTAATGCTGGCTTTTATGGCACGCCGCTCTTAATTCAGACCGACAGCGGCAACTTTACGCGAGACTTCACTTTTAGCAACGGAACCATCGTTCATCCGGGGGCCGGGAACTCTGCAGTTTTCTGCAACGACACGCGAAACTCGACCGTCTCAAGCTTCGCCTTAGACCACGTCTACACGGAAACAGGGGAGAGCAGTAATCCAGCAGCAATCTATTTGATCAACGGATGCACCAGGGCGAGCATTTCTCACATTACCCTTCCCCAGTACGGACATGCCGGATTTCCTGCTGTCTCGATCACCAGTGCTTACAACACCATGGCAGTCGTGGACGATATCTGGTTTACCTACGGGTCCGGACCATGGACATATCCCAACCCGGCCGTCGTAAATGCTTACACCGGCCAATCAGTCAATTCTGACAGCAATGGCTACTTTGCCCACTACAACACACCAACTGCTACGACGACTCTAGGAGATTCAACCACTTTAGGTGACCTTGCATATGCTGGAGCTTCAGGCGTGGCAGCTCGCTTGCCAGGCAATGCCGCGGCTACCGACGAAGTGTTGGTGTCGCATGGGAGCGGAGCAATCTCGACTCCAACGACAAAGACCTGCGCCCATTTCACAACAAGCGGAACTACTTCCACTTGCACCTGGAGCACCGCCCCAGCCATCGGAGAGTTTGTTGCCATTGGTGTCTATAACTACACCGGTGGCGCGACTCTCTCGGTAACTGATTCAGCGAGCAATGTCTATACAGCAGTCGCAGCTTCTTATAACCCCCCGGATATCGTAGGTCAGACCCAGCTCTTTTACTTCGGCCCTCTTGCATCGTCCATAACCACGACAACGGTTACCAGTTCGAGTAGCAGTAGTGGATTGGTGATACTAGGGGATACGGCCACAGGCATTGCCTCGTCTTACCCTGTTGACGGAGCCCCTTGCTATGCTGATACCATCGCTGTAACTTCAAGCCCATGTTCCACCGCGATCACCACAACCTCTGCCAATGATTACCTATTTTGTGCCGCCCAAAACGAGACGGGAGCAGACGACTTTACGGCAGGCGCAGGATTTACGGCAGGCGCAGCAGCAGGAGGCGCTAATTCTCTCGCGCAGTACAAAGTTCAATCTGCAGTGGGGGCCATAACTCCTGCTATTACAAGTAGCTCTGCCAGTCCTATGACAATGACTTGTGCGGCTTTCAAGCCGGCGTTATCAACGAATGCGCCCACGCTCAGCAACTCGCCTGCGCTGAACACGGCCAACATGTTTGCCGGGGGAACGACCTTTACGGCCAGCGGATGCAACAACAGCACCCTGGTGGGTGGAGCGACGGCAGGTTCCTACGATTCGGGCACCTCGGGCACATGCACGGTAGTGCTTACGACCGGAGTCACTGCTCCTCATGGCTATGCCTGCACGGCCAACGATTTGACTACAACTGCGGATACGATTAAGCAAACCGCTAGCAGCCAGACTACAGCAACGCTTTCTGGAACCACGGCCTCTGGCGATGTCATCAGCTTCGCTTGTACGCCGTACTAAAAGAGAAGAGGAGGGTACCATGAACAATCTCAAGGTATGGATTCACGGCTTGGCAGCGGCTGCTATTTCGGCCTTTGCCTCGGCGGCTAGCGGCGCAATCGCGCTGCCTAGCGTATTTACGTTCGACAGGGCGGGGTTTGTCAATATGGTCAAGCTGGCTACTGTGCCGGCATTGCTGGCAGTATTTGCTTATCTGAAAAGTAGCCCGGTGCCGACGTTGACCACCACCATGGTTAAAGGTCAATAACGGTGGTGCTTCCGTACGAAAGCTCCGAAAACTAATCTAAATCTTCCCGCATAGTCTGGGGAAGGTATGGAATTCCCATATCTTGCACAAAAGACGTGCGCGGTATGGGGCACCCGTACAGTGCTTTCTCCAACCTCTGACTTTTGCAAACCGTGTAACACAACACACATAAGGAGAGTTCCCATGGCATTTACCTGGCAGTCGGCCGGGCACGCATTCGCGTCCCTACTTAAAGATGTAGTCACTGTTTCGAAGAAGGTGGTCACGGTCCTCGGCGGTCTACAGAACGAAGAACAGGTTATTGAGTCGCTGACTTCGCTGGTGAGTCCACAGGCTGCGGCGGTGGAGCAGATTGCTTTCGGTGCGCTGGGCGAGCTGGTCGCGGCCGTGCAAGCTACCGAGACGGCGGCGGGCGCCAACGGCGTCAACGTCGCCTTCGATGCTTCCGTAGTGGCCGAAGTGAAGAAGCTGATTACCGAGTTCCCCGAGGTTGTCGCCCAGGTCGAGGCGGCGTTCGGCAAAGCCAAGTAAGTGGTTCCAAATCCTTAACGGGGTAACCCAATGGCCCTCTGGCTCTCGTGCCTGATCCACGGCGTGATGCTGCTGCTTATCTCGGGATGCTCAGCGCATCGGCCCGTCGCCGTGCGCGTCCTCCCCGATGCTGAGATCTCAGACGCCAGAGATTTCGTGGTGGCGGTGGCAGACAAGCTGCCAATGTGGGACGCCGACGCTATCTCGAGGTACGAACAGGTGGAGATTGCCACGGTTAAGGCCGATATCGCGATGGCGCAACAGGACGACAAAAAAAGCTCATTCCTCGAGGATGTGACCAAGCTACATGACGACTGGGATGCGCTGGTCGCACTCGACGAGATGCTAAAGAAGGAGTCCCTCATATGAGCAGCAAACACTGGATCGAAAGAGCGATCAAGAAGCCCGGAACCTTCAAGGCGCTGGCCCAACGCGCCGGCGAGAGTACGGCAGAATTCGCCAGCGAGCGCGAGGACGCTGGGGGCAAGACAGGCAAGCGCGCGAGGCTGGCCGAAACACTGATGAAGATGCGGAAAGAGAAAGGCTAACCATGGCCCACACACGATTGATTACGCTGAACGGCAGTGCCGGCGCGTTTGTCGCCGTCTCTGCAACCCAAGTGACCCGGCGGGTCGAGATCATCGAAGACGGCAGCGCGAATGGCGGAACTGGCCAGGGCATCGCGTACCAGTTCAACGATGGCTCAGCCACACCATTCACCACTACATACACGATCGAGCCACAGTCCGAGCCGATTTTGCTCGGCACACCAGTCCCTCAAGGCGGAGGATATGGGATAGTGATCGGTACGCCGCCGGATAATTCGGGAGGGTATACCATCGCTGCGACACTGCTTATCAACCTAAGGTCGGCAAGCACGAACACAACGATCGTCCGGGTGACGGAATTCGACTAAGGCAATCACTCACTTTATGAAGAAAGCACTGTTGGTGGTTCTCGCCCTCGTTCCCTGTTTCCCCCACGTCCAGGCGCAGAACATTGAAGGCCAGATAATCGCCGCGCAGTACGGCGAATTCGAGGTACCTGGCACGGCGATCGGAGGGTTTGTCTTCCTGCCTGCGACTTGCCGGGTTACCGGCGGTGGGAAGAGCTTCTCCGCCTTCGCGACCGGGGTGCCGATCAAGATTGTTGACGGCAACCCGAGCCTCACCGAAATTGCCACGCCGAGTTCGGTGTACATCAACGTCTGCTCGGTCAACATGGCGACGGCGAATGTCCACGAGCCGCCTTACTACCTCACCTCCGGGACAGGGGGGCTGCAAGAGGCGATTACCGCCAACCAGACGAGTACCGGCATCAACTCGATCATCCTCAACTCGGAGTGGTACCGGGAAGTGCTGCCAGGCAATGCGGCCAATGTCATTGCGTCCGTGCATGGCATCGCATCGCTGGGACTGGTGGATGTGACCACCACACCATACACCTATTACACCTGGACCGGGTCACAGTATACGGTGAACAATCCGACGGCCGGCAGCCTTAGTTACAACCAGGGAGGAACCGGCGCGGTGACGCGCAGCAGCACCGCGAAGTGGCAAGACTCTCTATCAATCAAAGACTTTGGTGCGCTGGGCAACGGCTCGTCCATGGCGGCCGACACGGCGGGTTTGCAGAATGCCGTCGCGGCGGCCAACATCCAAGGCAAAGCGGTCTACATCCCGGCCGGCAATTACCTGCTCGACAACAGCGACGGCCCGGTTATCTCCGGGGGCAACAACGTAGTCATTTGGGGCGATGGGCCATCGTCTTCCCTTGCCTGCCAGACCACCGGAGGTCCGGACTGCATCGCGTCAACGGGCGCGACCGGCTTTGGCCTGCAGAATCTTTCTATTGCCTTTGGACCGACAGCCACAGAACGATCCAGCGGCTACGCAGTGGACATCGAGACGTGCAACACCTGTACCCTCGACGGGGTGACGCTGAACAACGGCGACCTGAGCGGCCTCAGGTTGGCGAGCTCGGTGCGTACCTCGATCCACAACCTGCAAGTGTCGAACTTCTTCGCCAACGGCACCTTCCTGATTAACGACCAGGATCTGCGCGTGGACGGCCTGGCCTGCGCAAACAACGAGGATGCGTGCCTGGAAACCTCATGGTACGACTCGGAGTATACGGCGCACGCGGTTCCCTGCCAGGACATCACGGCGACCAACATCACCAGTGCTAATGATCTTGAGGCGGTACTCGTCAACTCCTGCAATAACGTCACCGTGACGGGTTTCTCTGCGGTGGGCAGCGCCAAGGAAGCAGTCTTTGTCGGTCAGGATCCCACCACGACCACCGCACAATGGCCAGACCGGGTGAGCATCTCGAACGGATCCATCTACGGGTCTGGTTACGGCAGCAACCCGCTCAACTCCGCCGCCGCACAGGCACTCTACATCAACGTAGGCACCAGCCCGGGCGGCTTCATCTCGTGGGGCCTGCAGATGGCGGAGCTGCAAAACGACGATGTGCAGGCAAGCAACCTGACCTTTAATGACATTGGTAATGGAAACTCGGCTGGTTGCGTGCAGACAGAAGGCAACCAAGTCAACCTCGACAATATCGCCTGCTCGAACATCGGCACCTACGCCTTTTATGACACCAATACCAACCGGCTCACGGGCACGGGCTGGACGGCGAGTGGCTCCAACCAGGTGGGCGCCGGGACCGAGGCAGTCTTTCTTTCACCCACCGCGGTCGGATTTGTAAACGTCGCCGGCATTTCGCTGAACGACACCAACGGCAGCGTTTTTTCCAGCGCGGTCTACGATGACACGACCACGGGCGATCACATCCTGGTCAACATCAAGAGTTCGGGCATCGTAGCCCCCACTGGGCCGACCAGCGCGAACCAAGGCACGACGTACACCTACGCCGATCCAACCCACTCCTGGATCTTTCGGAATGGGGGGATGATTATGTCCTTCCTGCCGCCCGACGTGTACCTGCTGCCTACCGCCGGCGCGACCGCGGGGTCTTATGTCAACGGATCCACCTTCTGGTGGCAGAGCAAGTGCTGGACAAGTTCGCAGCAAACCGAGAGCGTTGCGTGGCTCGATCTCTATCCCACATTGAGCACCGAGTCTTTTGCCTTTGCGCACACCGGAGGCTGCGGGTTTCCTATCACGCTCGATGTGACTGCAGCCGCTTCGATGCTGGGCAACATCTTTACTGGCACCATCATCAGCGGCCAGCACTTCAGTGGCCTAGCCAGCTCGGCACCGACGGCAGCGGCCGGGGCCGGCGCCGGTACCGGTCCTACAATTTCGCTCAACGCGAACTCTAATGACCTGTCTGGCTATCTCAGCGTCACCACCGGATCTTCGCCGACGGCAATCGCAATCGTAGCAACGCTCACCTTTGGCACCGCGTACGCAACGCTGCCCAAGTGCTTGCTCGCGGCTGCAAACGCAGCCGCCTCCGCGCTTAGCGGCGCTGCCAACGTTTACATTCCGCTGACTTCATCTGAGTCGGCCTTCACTGTCAACTCAAACACCACTGCTCTTGCCGCATCGACGCTTTACACCTGGGGGTACACATGCACGCAGTAAGGCACTGCTGTCAATACGCGGTTTTGCTCTCTGCGGTGGCCGGCATCGCCGTGGCGCAGCAGACAGGGAGCAATGGTGCGCCCGGAACCTCCTCGGTCCATGTTGGGGTTCGTGCTGCCGCCATCCCAACCATTGCGGCCGGCGTGGGAGCCGGCACCGCACCAGGCGCGGTAACCATTGTCGCCGGTTCAACCGATCTGTCTGGGACCATCACCATCGGCACCGGGACGTCACCGACGGCCTTCGGAGTCGTCGCGACCATCACGTTCAATGTGCCTTACACCGGCACCGTCCCGCATTGCATTCTTTATCCGGTCACCACCAACGCTGCACAGTTAGGGGCTGGGCCGGTCTTTCTGCCGCTGAGCGCCATCACGCTCACCGGGTTCAACATCAATTCCACCACGCCCGCTTTGGCCGCATCGACAACTTACTCATGGGAATACATCTGCACGCAGTAGTTGCGGAAAAAAGTGTCAAGATAGCGCCGCGTATCCCACCCTTCGCAAGAAGCGCGAAGGATGGGGCACCTCTTGGTCTGCGGAGGGGATAGGGTGAACCGACGATGAGGCTGCCTTGGATATCCCGCTCTTCGCACCAGGAGATGATGGTCCTGGTGACCACGCAAGTGGACGAGTTGACCCATGAGCGGAGGCTCCTGCTCGATCGCCTGGCAACGCTTGGGCTGGGTGGACCTCTCTTCAGCTCGCCTTCCTGGCCCGATTCCTCGGAGAAGACGGCGGAAGAGGCAGAGCCAATTGATTCGGAAGCGGACGAGATGGAGAAGTTGATGAACCTTCGCCGCCGTCCGTCGAAACTGGCCGATGCGCTCACGCGGAAGGCTTATCGGGACTACAACCGGGCGCAGGCTGGGCCCAGCGTCAAGTGGATACCGAAGGCCGAAGTCCAGGCTTCCAAGCTTGACACCATGACCGCGGCGCTCGACGAAGCGGAAGCGTTAGGAAAGAAACAGGCGTAAATGGCCACTTACCCCGGTGTTGCAATGAGCCAGAGTTCGCAGACGCAAGTACCCCAAACCCAGCGAGGGATGGAGCATACGCCGTCAGACCCCATGCAGGGCACGGCTGATGAGCCGCAGAATAGCGCGCAGCTCAGCGAAGAAGACCAACAGCGGTTGATCGCATTGGTGCGTAGTTATAAAGACCAGTGGTCGCAGGACCGCATGGTGCTGATGCAACGGTGCCTGGAAAACCTGGAGTTCTTCAAGGGCAACCAATTCATCTCCTTCGGTCCGGGTGAGTCGGAGTTTTTCAATGCGGTCGACTGGATGAACCAGGGCGAACACTCACAGGACTCAGACGATAAGGACCTGTATCAGTATTGCAACAACTTTTACCAGATGCTGGCGACCGGTTTTGTGGCGGCGCTGGCTCCGCAGGTGCCAAAATCCAAATGGATGCCGGAGGATGCTGAGCAGCTCTCAGATGTGACGACTGCCAAGGCGGCACAGACGCTGATCGACATCATCGAGCAGCAGAACCGGGAACAGTCGCTGCTCAAGCAACAGTTACTGTATCTCTACACGACCGGAGCGGTCTTTCGTCATACCCGCTACGTGGTGGACGCGGAGCGTGCAGGCACTTCGCGAGAGCCGGTCTTCAATGAGACGGAGACACAGTTAGCGCCCGATCGCTACCACTGCTTCCATTGCGGCGCGACTTCGCCGGCAGATGCGATGCCTGTGGGTGGGCACCAATGCCAGCAATGCCTGCGGCCGCTGGGAGACGACTCGTTCTTTCCGGCTGAGTATGGGCCAGTGATTCAGAAAGTGGGCGAGGAGGAAGTACCCAACGGCATGGTGGCGCAAAACCTCTACAGCCCGCTCGAGGTGGACTGCGACCCGGGGGCGAACAACCTGCGGCAGACGCCGATTCTCAACCTCGAGGTCGAGGTTCACGTGGGAGCACTACGGGCGGCGTATCCCGATATGTACGACCAAATCGCGGCGAGCGCGACCAGTGAGCTCTCGGCCAACGGAAGCATCGACCGCATTGCCAGGCAGCAGGTGTATTCGCAGGCGGGGGCGTCCTCGAGCATCTTGCAGGATCAGCGGCCAACACTGTCGCGAACCTGGATTCAGCCCTGGGCCTTCGATCTGGAGGATGACCGGGAGTTCGGCGAGCGGATGCGGGCGACGTATCCCAATGGCCTGCTGTTAGTGAATACCGGCGCCACTTTTCTTTCGGCACGCGAAGCATCGCTGACCAAGGAGTGGACGTGGGCGGGCACACACGAGGGATTCGGCCTGTTTCCACCCTCGATCGGCGATATTGTTGTGCCCTTTCAAAAGCGCTACAACGATATGGCCAACATCCTGCATGAGTTCATGGACCGCTGCTCCTCGGGAGTGACGCTGGCCAATGCGGATCTGATCGACACCAAGTCGCTGCAGGGCAAGCCGATGCTGCCCGGGGTCCTGAACCTGGTGAAGCTGAAGCGGACGGGGGCTCCTGGTGCGGTGCGCATGGCCGATGCGCTCTACCAGTTCCAGTTCCAGATGCATGAAGAGGCTTTCAGCTACCTGGATAAGCTGGCCTACAACGCACAGATGTTCGCCGGCATTCCTCCGCAAGTGTATGGCGGCGCGGGCGACCCATCGGTCGAGACCTTCGGCGGGCAGCAACAGCAATTGAATTCTGCGCTGGGCAAGCTGAACATCTATTGGGAAAACCTGAAGGAGGAGCACGCGAAGGCCGATGAGCTGGCGGTGAATTGCGCCAAAGACAATCTCACCGCCGATATGCGGCAGGTCATTCTGGAGCGGGGCTCAGAGTTCCGCAATGATTACATCCGGCTCGACGACCTGCAAGGCAGCGTACATGCGTATGCGGATACCGACCAGGGGCTTCCAGTCACCGCGGCGGAACTCCGGCAGCGATGGATGGATTTGATGCAGGCCGCGGCAAGCAATCCTCTGGCACAGGCGATCTTCGATGATCCAACGAACCAGGAGCAGGCGGCCACGGCGCTGGGGGTTCCGAATATGGTGGTTCCGGGCGCGGCGATGCGTTCCAAGGTATTGCAGATCATTGAGCGGCTGTTGGAGGCCGAGGCGGTGCCCGTGGTCGACCCACGGACGGGACGACCGACCGGACAGGTAAGGCCAACAATTCTTCCGGATAAGGCTATCGACGACTTCACAGTGCTGAAGCAGGTTGTCCGGCAGTACTGCCAGGAGAATTCAGATATTCCTGACGATAACCCCGCGGGTTGGCAGAACCTACTGGCGTATTTCACGGCGGCGGTCGCTTTCGAGACACAGCTGATGGCGGAGCAGGCACAACAGAAGGCTGTGGTGGCGCAGGCGGGTTTGTTGAAGCCGGCTCAGCCGCTGGAGATCCCTGTGCATGAGATCGATGATGTGGTTAACACTGTGGGTGGGCTGATGCATCTTCCGCCTGAGGCTACTTCGGGGAATATTCAGGGCCAGGTGCAGGCGGCGAACGCGCTGATTAAGTTGGCGGATGAGCTGCAGGGTTAGTGGGTAGAACAGCGGTTACGCCCTCTCGCATAAAGCAACGGAAACCATCCTGATTTTTCCCACGTACCCCGGTGCGAACGTGGGGCACCCGTCTTGCTCCAGCTCTTTGGCTGCAGCCGGATTAGAAAGCAGATCCTACTATGACTGAAGCTACCATCGCGGCTCCCGCTCCGGCGGCGGCACCTATTTCCCCGGCAAGCACGGGGCAAGCTGCGGCCGCGCCTGCACCTGCAGCGGCTCCCGCGTCTACACCTTCCACTCCTTCCTATGGGGGATCGGTTCCAACCTCTAAGGTCGATCCAGGCAAGTTTCCCATTCGCGAAGACTATGCGGCGGCGCTGCTCAAAGAAAAGCTGGCTGCGATTCCCGCGGTTGAAGAACAGCCTGGTGTGAGTGATGAACTGATTGCCGTCGTGGACTCTGCACCCGAGTTGGTCACGGACGAAGCTCCGGCGCCTGTAGCCGTCACGGATACGGACGGCGTGACGAAAGATGCACCGGCCGTCACGGAAGAAGAGGATTTTCAGCTCGAGTTGGAGGCCATCGTAACGCCTGAGGTTCTGAGCCAGATGGTCACCGACAATCCTGAGTTTGGCAAGTTGCTCGAGGCGGACGCGAGGCTGAAAGGTCAGCTTTACAAGACGGCACGCGAGGCAGCGGAGCTGAAACCCTACCGCGAAATCTTTCCCGACCTCGATTCAGCGAAGGCGGCCCAGGACTATTCGTCCACCTGGATGGACGTGCGCGAGACCTTCCTTGGGTCGATCACCCGCGAAGGCACGATGGCCTCGCTCAGCAAGATCGCGGAACTTTCTTACGAGCGCGACGCTGACGGCAACGTGATCATGCAGAATGGCAAGCCGGTCATCGGCGAAGACTTTTTTGGATTTGTCGACAACGTGGTGGAACTCGATCTCGAACACCGCGCACAGGATGTAACCGCACGCCTCAAGGCGAACCAGTATCGCTCTGAGGAGGAACGCACCCGTGACCAACGGGTGAAAGACGCACTGGAGGTCCTCAGGGAAGAATCCGCGGCCACTTCCCCCGCGATAGAGGCCCAGCCAGAGGCGCTGCGACGCAAGGCAGATGAGCTGGACCGGAGAGAACGCGCATTGAATGAGCGCCAGCACGGCGAGAAGGTGGAGGAGAGAAGGTCATTCGAAAGCGGATTGCAGACTGAGGCCCAAACGCGAATCCACGACGGCATCAGCAGGATCATTGCCAACGTGGAAAAGCAGGGCGGCGTCGTCAGTCCCTACTTGAAGAACATTCTCCCCAAAGCCATCGGCGCCAAGCTGATTCGCAAGATTCAGGCCAATCCGGCGCTGGAGGGCCAGATGCACTCACTCCAGCGACTCCCCATCGGCGATGCGTCACGCCAACGTAGACTCGCGGCCGTTGACCGGGCCGTGCAGCAGTATCTTCCCGACGTAGCGCGAGAAGAGCTGCGCGAGGCAGGGGTGCAGATCGCCAATGCCTCAGCAGCCAAACGCGCCAAGGTAGACGCCCAGATCGACAGCACGAAGAAGACCGAGCCCAAGGGATCGACCGGACCGGCCAGCGGTGGGGGCGCAACGATGACCTCAAGCGCAGCCTTTGACCACGCGCAGACCGAGTGGCAACGAGCCAATCCGGGTAAGCCCTTCGACAAAGTGGCGAGGGAAGCAATCCTTCCTCGCGTTCTGCAGCTGATGACATCTCGGTGAGGGATTAAAGGATTGGCGCGGCGCTTACGCCGCAGATAAGGAATCGCTTTCATGTCCAACATAATCGGCACGGCATCAACGACACAGCAGCTGCAGCTTGAGGCTTTGAACGAAGTGATCAAGCTGCTCATCGAAAAGGAAGCCAAGCTCGACTCCCGCATCTCAGAGCGCGGCTCCATCACACCGGTCTCGCTGCGCAGCTTTCGCCTGCGCTTCCAGACCGCGTTTCCTGGCAACGTCGCCCTGTTCAACCTGGACGGCGGCATTCTGCCCGCCGGCAACTTCTCCCAGTGGGATCAGGGCACACTGACTCCGCTGGCGACCGTCATCCCGGTTGAGTATTCGCGGCTGGTCGACATCATCGGCGAGGGCGGTCCGAAGGTGGTCTCAGAAAACCCGGTCACCAAGACGCTGGCGGATGTGGCTGTGCAGATGGCGAAGAACCGGGACCAGTTCCTGCAGCAGGCGGGTGATGGCAAAATCGGCCAGGTGGATCCCACATACACCGGTGGTGGCGCCAACCCGATTATTCTCACTTCACAGCCTTGGGGCGCGCGCCTGGTGTCGCAGGGTCAGCAGGTACAGGTGATGTCTAACACCTACACCCTGCGCGGCACCTGCTACATCACCAACGTTAACAACAAGCTCGGCTCGGCCCAGTCCATTACCGTGGACGCGGTTCCTGCGGGCACCACGTCTGGCGACTTCATCATGGTCGCGGGCGTGGCGGCGACGACCCCGGTGTTTCTATACGGGATTCCGTACTTCCACAACACGTCGACCACGGGAACGTATCTCGGCATCAACCGGACACAGAATTATGTGGTGGCGAACGGTGTGGCTGCCGGCGGCGCTCCGCTGTCGCTTCCCATGCTGCGCGCGGCGCTCAGCCGCGTGGAGCAGTCGCTGGGCACGGATGCGCTCAAGTCGCAGGTATGGCACGCGCATCCCTCCCAAATCCAGGCCTACGAGGAGATGGGCTTCGCCAAGCAGGAAATCTTGATGACCAACGGCAAGATGCCCGGCTTTGACGGACTCACCGCAAATGTAGGCCAGTTCACTATCGCGGGACGCGAGGTGATGCGGAACATCCACGCCGACCAGACACGGATCGACTTCATGGAGTTCGGTTCATGGCTCAAGGTCGTGTGGGGCAAGGCACCGTTCTGGTTCAAGAACCGCAGCGGTCAGTGGGTGTTTCAGATCTATGATCCGGCGTCGGGTAACCCGACGGCGAACGAAGGATGCTACTACGTGGACGCTCGGCAATACGCGGTTGATAACCCCCAGGCGATCAGCTCCGTTACCGGCCTGAAGGTGCCTGTCTACAACTAACCAGTAAGTAGCTGCACTTAGGGAAGGGCTGAGATAACTATCTCAGCCCTTTGTTTCTGGTTTGAAAACCCAGAGGTTGAGTTTTGTGGAATCCCACCCTAGCTCCCAACAAAGAACGTTGGGATCTAGGATGGGGCACTCGTCGTTCCTTCGGTGGGACAGAACAGTCAAATTTCTATGGAGAGCTCAGCGATGTCTTATGACGGCCCTTGCCCCGGAGGCACGGTGAACTTGCCCGACCCTGACTTCAAGGTTGAAGCGGTGTTGGTCTGTGACCGCTATTCCGACTTCCTGCGCTGTACGCTGCCGGCCAACAAACATTTGTTCGACCGCATCGTCGTGGTCACTTCCGCGGAAGATCGCGATACGCAGCGCATCTGCGAGTTTCACCACGTCGAGTGCGTGAAGACCGATGCGCTGAATTCGCGCTGGAACCGGTTCTGCAAGGGGGCCGGCATCAATGAGGGCCTAAGCCGGCTCGACCGGGATGCATGGGTGGTGCATCTTGACGCGGATATCTGGCTGCCCCCACAGACGCGCTTGCTGCTGCAGAATGCTAACCTCGACCCAAGCATGATCTATGGCATCGACCGCTTCAGTGTGAAGGGCTATGCACAATGGGACAGTTTTCTGGAGATGCCTTCCCTGCAGCATGAATGCGACGCTTACGTTCATTTGAACGCCTTTCCCCTGGGCACGCGCGTCACCAGCAAGGACGGCGGGGGATATATTCCCATCGGGTTCTTTCAGATGTGGTGCCCGACGGTCTCCGGCGTTTGCGCATACCCGGTTGCACATACTGACGCGGGACGCGGCGACATGGTGTTTGCCAAGACGTGGCCGCGGGCGAAGCGCGGGTTGATCCCTGAGGTTGTGGGATACCACCTGGAGAGCACGGACGCCACAATGTCAGCAAACTGGTACGGCAGGAAGACGGCACCCTTCACACACAATGGCGGCCCATCATGAGCCATATCGTGCCCAGAGAAACGCAAAAATTTCTTACCAGCTACGGTGGAAAGAACCCTTTCGGTAAGCCGCGATGGAGACTGCTCGTCGGTAGCGACCGGCTGGTAAAGGAGTCGGGCGTTTACCGGGATTGGGCTCCAGGGCTCTCCACGGCGGAGAAGGGCGGACTGAACTTTGAGGCCAATCCAGAGGCGCCGGGCTGTACCTTCTCGCGCCATGACAACCGTCCGATCCGCGTGGTCACCGAGATGCGCGAGGTAAAAAAATATCCCCACGCCCCAGGGTGGGTGCTGGAGAAGTGGTTCCCTGCCTCAAGTTATGGCACGCAGGCGGAGTGGTATTCGTACAAGGCGGTCGACGGGTTTACTCCGATGCTGGGACCGTATCCCGAATGTGGCGACTACGAGATGATCTTTGGACCCTGGCCCAAGGCGCCTACGACCGACACGCTGCGGGATTTGATTGCGCAGTATAGCGCGGGCATTAACAACCGCCGTGGAAGCGCGGAGTCCAGGGCCCAAGAGTACTTATTGCGGTTCCAGTATGAAGAAGAAAAGGCGGAGGCGAAACGGAAGATCGAGTATGACGCCATGATGCGCGATCATATCTCGCCTTTGCACAGCAGTAGCCTCGCCGCCAGCCGTTGGAGGCAGGACCTGGCCTGCCGCACGGGGAATGCTAACGAGCATATTGGGATTCTCTAGCGCACACGTGAGCATTGGTACGCGTCGCGAACGTGGGCACCCGTCTTAACCTGTCCCGAAACTTAGCACTCAAGGAGCTTGATCGATGGCAACAGTTGTTATTACTCCGGAAATGCAGCGAGCGAATGCGGAGGCACTGCTGGGCAAGGATCCCGGCAAGTTCCGCGACCCCGGCCAGCGCTGGACCGTCAAACGGTATGCCGAGATTCAGCGGCTGCTCAAACAGGCGGAAGCCGACAAGCCCGTCACCATCCTCAACCTGAACCCCTTTTCATTAAAAATCAATGGCGGTGTCTTTTTTCCGGAGGAGATTGCCCCGTGCCCTCCGGGCAAGCCTTACACCATCCACCTGATCCGGGAGACGCGTTGGGGCCATAAAGACCTGGGCTGCGATGCGCAGAACATGATGCAGATGGAACCGGTGCCGGCGATTCCGCTGGTGCTGGCGGCCGAATATATTCGCGAATACGTGCAGCAGGACGGCGGCTTCGGTGGAGTGCTCTGCTATGTCGGCGATCACGACCCGGCCAGCTTCAAGAAAGGCGCGATGATCCGCGTTCCCGAGGTTGCCTACAACGAGCGGGGAGAGTTTTACGTAGAGGTTCGCGAGCGCGACTTCCACGAGACGCTGGCGGCCATCCGGAAGAAGCGTAATTCGTCCATTCTGAACCGGCTGCAGTCGGCCAATGCCTGGTACGAGAACGACTCGCAGCGCATGAACGTGAACGACACCCATCGCGATATGGCACGCCTGGCGCTAGAAGAAGGGCTGATTCCCGAATTGCCGCGCTGGGTCATGCAGGCCAACACGCTCACCGAAAAGCAGCCGGAGCCTTGCCCAAGCTGCGCAACGACGCCCAAGGCCGGGGCAATTCTTTGCGTGAACTGCGGTCACATCTTCAATGTGATTCAGGCCTACAAGAACACGCGTATCGCTTACGGCGCGGTGGAGATGGATCGCCTGACCGCGGAGGAGTGGAAGACAGTGAACCAGATCAAGGCGGACCGCGATAAGGCAAAGGGCAAGGCAGGCGCCCCGTGAGCTGGACGCTGGGCCAGGTAAAGGCGCGGGTACGGAATCTGCTGGATGATCCCCAGGGATCGTATCTGACCGATGACTTCGTCGTGCCCTTGATTAGCGAGGTCTATGACGATGCCAACTCACAACTTGCATCGACGCAATCCTCGTGGGACATCGCCGTGGTTGAGGTGCCTGGTATTCCTCCGGGTACCCCAAACCTGGGACCCTATCAAACGGGCGCCGGCCCCCTGGCCGCACTCACCGACCAGCCGCTGCGCATCGATTGGAAGCCGGCGGGCGATGACCCTTCCTATTACCGGCTGGTGACAAATTACGAAGTCCTTCCCGACCTGCAGCCGCGCGAGGGCATCGCCGGATGGGAGTTCCGCAGCGAGGTCATCTGGCTTACGAATTCCTCCATCGCCGTAGACCTTCGCGTCCGGGGCGAATTTGGGCCGCAACCGCTGACCAGCGATGAGAGCGTGTTGATCTCGCATCCGCGCATCGGCTACGTCGTCGCCTATGGCACGGCAGCGCTGATTGCCACAGTACGCGGCAACGATGCGTGGACGAGACAGTATGAACAAAAAGCACTGGAGGGCATGGACGAAATCATGGAGCAACTCGTCCGCGCCGAACAGGGCCAGGTGCGCCGGGCTGGGAGACAGACCCGGCGGCGCGGATCTTACGGGCAATAGTTATCTCAACTCTTAATAAGGAGAAATCATGGCAGTTTCAGGAGCAATCATCGATTACACAGCTGGGGCGGGGGATCGTAACTTTACCGTCTTCATCCAGCTTACTTTCAGCGGGAGCTTCACCACCGGTGGCGATCCCCTCAACTTAACGACGCTGACTAACGCGAATGGCCTCGATGTAGAGGGCGTCTTCGAGCTTCCGCTATCTTTGGGCCCGGCGGTTTACCTGGAAGACATCGGCGGTTATTATGTGCAGCCGAAAGTTTCCGGGTCGACGGTGAATGCGTTTCTTATTAACGTGTATGCCCCCGGGGGGGCGATCGTCTCCGGTGCTTACAACACAGCGGTGACGAGCGGCAATGTGATTCTTACCATGCAGAAGCGGCGCGTCTAAAAGCTAAATGAACTTTGACGGCTTCATCCCGCACGAGTTCACTCGCTTTGGTGGGCTCGTAGACAATGACGATCCGACCGTGCTGCCTATGGGCGTTGCGGCGGTCTGCAGGAACTGCAGATTTCAACTCACGACCGTGGCCACACGCTACGGCCTGCAGACGGTCATGCAGGGACCAAACCAGGTCCCTATTACCGGCCTGGCTTCTTTGATTTATACCCCGGAGAATCCTGGCGAGACGCTCTTCCAGGTACCAATGGTCTTCGATACTGACGGCTATCTGCTGGTCGAAAGGCCGGCAGGCAGCGGAAAACTGGTGCGGGTGCAGGGGCCGCTGGTGAGCCAGCCGGCGAACGCGCACGCGATCGTGACCGAGGCCTATAACCGGGCCCTGATCGCGTATTCAGACCTGAAGACACCCTCGGCTCCGATCAACGTTTATGGGCTGAGCACGGAGGAGCTTGACCCGTATGGGCAGAAACCTCTCGGTGCATCCTGGCTGAAGTCCACGGCGTATGTCGTGGGCGAGTACGTCCAACCAACTGCGGCGGGTGGCAATGGACACCTCTACCGATGCATCGTGGCGGGGACGACGTCCACCACGGAGCCAGTGTGGCCGCTTTCGGAAAACGCGACGGTTACGGATGGCGGCGTAAGCTGGGAAGAGCTGACGCCGGTGCTGGTGAACAGGCTGCCGGCGCCCAACTCGCCGCAGCCCGGCAGGGTTGCAAGCGGCGGAGCTTTCGCCGCGGGCCGCGATGTCTACCTGGAGATGACCTACGTCAACGCACAGGGAGAGTCGATTGCTTCGGCTCCGGGCATCCTGGTCAACACCAATTTGAATGATGCCGCGGAGTTCACGGTACCAGCCTTGTCCAGCCTGGCGGGGTGGATTCGTGGGCTGGCCGCGGCGTATCAGCCGGTATCCGTCAACGTATACGAGGCGGACGTCGCCACGGGCGCCGCAGCTCCCTCTTCGGCGAGCTTTGCCAAGGTAGGGAATTTTGCGCTTGGCACCACGGTCACGGTGACGACAACGGCAAGCGGGATTGCGCCGCCATCCTCGAATACCGCTCGGGTCACTCCGGGCGGATTGCAGCCCCCATCGACACCTACCGTCGAACGCGCGTCGAGCTCGGGCAGCTTTCCTGCTGGGCGGGATGTCTACGTGATTGCCACCTTCACCAATGCATCGGGGGAGACGCTGCCCTCGGTTGCCGGAACGCTGATCAACACCATCCTCGACGACGCAGTACAGGTTCCCATTCCCTCCACGCTATGCCAGATTACGGGAGTGAATCTTTATGAGGCCGACGTTGCCACCGGAGCCGCCGCGCCTGCTACCAACACCTACGCGTTCGTGGGATCATTTCAGCCGCTTACAACCGCCACGATTATTGCCTCCGCGAGCGGGCCGGCTCCTCCAGTGTCCAACACCTCAGGGGCGGCGGGCAATATCGCAGCAGACGCGAGCCCGGGCCTTCGCTATGCCAGCATCGCCTTCACCAATCGCAACGGAAACCTGAGCGGCACGGTTCCGGCCTTTACCTCCGTCAGCGTGGATGTACCGGGCTACGAACTGTACATGGCCAACATTCCGATTGGATCAGGCAACATAATCAACCGCACGATCGGATTCACGGTTGCGGACGGCACGAATGTGGGCCCGTTCTTCTACATTCCCGCGGCGACGGTGAGCGCCGGCATCGCGATGGCGGCGACGGTGATCGGCGACAACACGACTACGACCGCATTCTTCAACTTCACCGACGAGTTTCTGGAAGCGGAGACCTCGACCGACATGACGGACAGGCTGCGCTGCGTGGTCCCCCCGGCGGCGGTCGATGTGTACTATTCGCCATCGAACGATCGCGTGGTGCTAAGCGGTGTGGACGGATATGGATCGGGCCACTACATCTCGCTGGCCGCCGACTCGGAGTCCTACTACGGCGATACCAGCCCAATCCAGGTAGCGAACGGCAATGGACAGCGATGCATCTGCGCCCGCGAATTTCAGGGAACGCTCTTCTCCTTGAAAGAGCGCTCTGGCTTCACCATCTCGCCGACAGCAACCGATCCGTCCACCTGGTCAGTGCAGCAGCGGTGGGAGGGCGTAGGGCCATGTGGGCCGCGGGCTGTTTGCGTCACCAACGAGTTCCTGTTCTTCGTGCATCGCAGCGGTGCGTACGCCTACACGCCCAGTGAAGCGCAGCCCAAGCTGATGACCAAGGAGATCCCTACCCTGTGGCAGAACATCAACTGGGATTACCAGCATGTGATCTGGTGCTGTGTAGATGAAGAGAACAAGGAGATCCGGATCGGCATCCCGGTGGGGAACGCGACGGTGCCCAACCAGACACTGACCATGAACTACATGGAAGGCCTGTCGGGACCCATCCACTTCAGCCAGTATGCGGGCCGAGAGGTCGCTATGGGCGCGGCGCGCAAGTGGAGTCTGGATGACGTGGCCGGATCGGTGGCCGTGCGCTGTGAGCGCCAGCTGCCGGGGAATGCCTCGCCATTCGGGGCCCTACGGCAGTCTCAGGTGCTGATTGGCTCCTCTTCTCCCGATGGGACAGTGCAGATGATTGCGACCGGCGTTTACAACGACAACGGGAGCGGGATTACCTGCCAATACGAGACCACCAGCACGCAGGACTTAATGGATGTGTCGATGCTGGGCGGCGTCAGCATCAATGCGCTGGGCCAGGGTTCGATGACCGTATCCGTTATGGTGGCGAGAAGCTATGCAGACTCTCAGCAGACGGACGAAGGAAGCAACGCCACGGGCAGTAACGAGATTAAGCTGGCGCCCTTTCCGCTGACGCCGGAAAACTGGAAAGGCTACGACGGTGGCGCCCGGGGACAAAATGAGCGCTTCCGCATGCGCTTCACCAATGGAGCGGTCGCGAACGCCTGGTTTGCGCTCAAGTATTGCAGCCTCTTCACGCGTCCGTTGTACACGGGCAGGAGCGGCGATGGCACTTAAGGTTAACCTGGCGCAGATCAACTCCGCGGCCCGGGGAAACAGCGATCTGCGGGAGACCCTGACCGGCATTCATCTGGCGCTGCAGTCCCTTTACGCGCAGACGGGCACAGCGCCGATCGAGAAGATCGACGCGACGCCGGCCGCATTTACCTCACCACCGGCGCCTTCGCAGCTTGCAGTGAGCGGAGCGAACGGAAGCTTTACCGTCTCCATCACGACACCGCAGAACGCTTCAGGAGCCGCCGCGCCGCGCAATGCGACCAACGCGCCTATCTACCAGGAGATATCCAGCTCACCGGTGGCCAACTTTGTCTCCGGTGTGACGACTTACCCGGTCAGCACGAATACGAGTTATGTCTTCCCTAACCCGGGCGTGACCCTCTACTGGCGGCTGCGGTCAAGTTATAACCAGCAAAACTGGACCAGCTATATCGCTCAGCCTGGCGCGGTCAGCTCCGGCCTGGTGAGCTCGGCGGCAACGGCAAGCAATCTCTCTCTCAACCAGTCGAACTATGCGACCGTGGACTCGGTCGCCAATGGCAGTACGGCAACGGTGCGCATCTACGGGTCGGGTGGGGTCGGTACTTTATGGACCTCGATTCTGGGCAGTAGTTCCAAGGTGATTGCCGCGGGGTCCATCATGAATGTCGCTTACGCGACGAATGGGTTCGTGGTGTGGGACGGGCAAAAGTATCAGCTCAAGCCGCAACTGGCGCAGACATTTCCTGATGCCTGGGTGCCAGTGGGGAAGATATCGGTCATCGCTAACGGGAGCGGTCTGGTGCTGCCCGTGATTCATGCCGTAGTGAGCGGCGGCGCGATCGTCGCCTACCAGATCATCAACCCCGGTAACGGGCTCACGGCGGCGCCTGCGCTGACAATTACGGATAGCTCCGGCAGTGGCGCGACAGCGACCGCGGTGGTGTCGGCCGGCGCAGTTACACAGGTCACGCCAGGCAGCGCGGGCAGCGGCTACTCCAGCACGCCTACGGTGACCGCTTCAGGTGGAGTGAGCGGCGGCGCCGCCGGCGGTGGCGGAGCAACGGGCAACAACGGAGGGAGGCTCTACGCGGATGTATAGCCTGCACGAGCAGTATGTAGACATGGCGAGCGGCTTTCATGTGATCGAGCTGCGCGACGAGCGGGGCCACCGGCACCTGATACAGCTTGCCATTGGCCATGATTCGTGCCCGGCGTGCGGAGCGGTCCATCCCAAAGACAACCTGGAGACGCTGGACCCGGCGGCCGCTATCGCCGGCGTGAATGAGGCGCTGAATACGTCGCAGCGGCAGATGCTTACCTATGCCGGCAAACATGGGCTAAGGGTGAGATGAGGCGCATCACGCTGCGTCAAGCGACCCGGGAAGACTGGCCGGCGATTCAGCGATTGCACCTGGAGCATCAGGCCGCACAGGGAACCAATTACGAATTGCCTGACCTGTTCGGTCCCGCGATTGCCATCGCCTTGGTCGGCGTGGAAGAGAGCGGAACGATCAGGAACTGTATCTACGTGGAAACGATCGCGGAGCTGCGTTTTGTTGGATGCGACCCCAAGGCGACCGCGTTCTGCCGCCGGGAGATAGAAGGGCTTAGTTATGTTTTGAAGCTCCAGGGTTTTCGCTGGCTGGAGTGTTTTGTACCCCGGCAACTCAAGAAGATGATCCAGAAGCCATTGCGGCGCGCGGGATTCGACTGTGTCGACCGCGAGTTAGCCCATTTCGCCAAAGACCTGAGGGGGAGAGCATGATCCCGATCTCCTGCCACGCAGCACCTGGACAGATCCGCGTGTGCGCCTTTCAATAAGGAAAGGCGCATGAAACGTACCAGCACCACCAACCTCCACAGGAGATCGGGATGAGCAGAGGCCAATCCACGCAAGCATTCAACACGGGGTCGAACGAGAACGCAACCAACTTTGGCAACGCGCAGTCGGCCTTCGGCTCGACGGAAGATGCCATCGGCAACTACAACAACCAACTGGCAAATTTCGTCTCTGGCAATCCCTATACCAAGGGAGGCGAGTACGACCAGACCATCAACAGTGGCCTGGCCAATGTCTCCGATGCGGGTTCGAACTCGCTCCAGGGTGCGCTGCAATCGCAGGCCCTTCGGACAGGGCAAAACAGCGCCGCCGATGCGGCCACAGCAGCGTCAAACGCTCAACAGAACACGCGCAACCTGGCAAGCTCTCAGGCAAACGCGCAGCAGCAGCGCATCTCGGATGAGGCTGGTTATAACCAGACAGGGCTTGGCGCGTCCGCGGTACCGATCCAGGCGAATCAGGCACTGTACGGCGCGTCTTCGAACGCGGCTGATAGCGATCTGAGCGACGAGACCCACGCGGCACAGACGCCCAGCTTCTGGGATGAGGTTGGCAACAGCGTTGCCGGCAACCTGGGCAAGGCTGCAGGAAAACTATAACAATGGCAGACGATCAGGATTACAGCACTTTTGTTTCCGGTGAAGACGAAACAAGCAGGCTGCTCAAAAAGATCCTGTCGCCGGCGGAGGCGCAGAGCCTGGTGCTGCCGCCGCCCAATCATGCTCCCGCGAGCGGTCCGGGAGAATCCACTCCGCTGACAGGCAGCCTGGCAAAGCCCCCCTCACAGGCGATCCCGTCGCGGGCCCCTGCTTACGATGAGGTGAAGCCGGCAAGACCCGAGCAGAGTATGCCGATGCGCAGCGGCCTCGCAGGATACTTCGTGAACTCGGCACCCATAGCAACGCCCGACCGCAGCGGCGATCCCCAGTACGTGAAGGTTTCCTCGCACGGCCAAGCGGGTTATCTACCCAAGGCTAACCTTCGGCTGGCTCAGCAGATAGATAAAAATCTCGAAGTGTTGGACGAAGGATAAGCAGATAAGGCCGGCCAGCAATACAAAGGCCCGACGCTAAGGGTCGAGCCTCCGTTGAGAAAACACGTGGCTGCTAACTACCGCTGTCCCCAATCGTGATGGTCGCCGTGGTCTTCATGGTCCCAGTGACCTTCGTGGAGCGCCCATCCCTGCGGGTAATGATCATAGTGAGGGTGGTTCCAGTACGCTCCCGCGTAAGGCGGTCTCCGCCAAACGCCCGGGACCCACACATATCTTCCCCCCACAGGGTTCCAATATCCATCCACCCAAACGTAGCCCGGACCCGGTATAGGAGGCGGGGCCTCATAGCGAATCGGTGGTGGCGCAACGCCGATATATATACCAACGCCTGCAAAGGCCGGAGCCGTAAGTGCCGAAGCCAAGATCACACTCGCTATCCATTTCGTCTTCATCGTTCCTCCGTACAACCACCTTTCATACGGTGCTAACCCGGCGTAAAGCGAGAGGTTGCTACCCAATTACGCCGGTAATCCAACCAGGTACTTCACTCGTAGGCATCCATTTGTGAAAGCAACCATGGCCGCACATCCACTCCATAGGCTTGGCTTTGAGCCCGTTGGTTCCCCGGCGCGAAGCGACGCCCGCTCCCTTGCCGAGCTGGGGTTTGAACCCACTGCCACGCACGTGGTCAGCGCGCGAGCGGAGGCAGCGGCACGTAGAACAGCGCGCGAGCGACGCTTGTTGCCGCAGATGCAACAACTCATCGTGCGTCCGCAAGTGGCGGGCTCCATCGAACCCGGCTCCGGCCGCAAGATCGTGCAGCCGACGGATAACCCTGCGATCAACCAGGCGCTGGCGACCGATGCGATGCCGGCGTACAAGTCCAGGCTGGAAGAGGTGCTCAGGGATATCCCAGGCGCGACGCTGGCGGCGACCCGTGATGCCAAGAAGCCCGCGCGCCTGGCGGAGAAGATTTCCGGGCAGGGGCAGCCTGCAGAAACGGTAAGCGACTATGGTGCGGCACAGGTCGCGGTCGACTCGCCCCGGGCGAAGGATGCGGTGCTGGCCGCAGTAAAGCAGCATTTTCCCGTGTTGCGGCAGCAGGACAACTTCGCCTTCGGCGATCCGGAATATCGCTATCGCAGCTACTCCCTCCAGGTGCAGATGCCCAATGGGGCATCAGAGGAGCTACAGATCGTCCCGCGAGAAGTCTTCGAGGCAAACCGGCAGGAACACCACGACTACAAAGAGGCGCGCAACGCGGAACTCGCGGGCAAGAGCGCCGGCCAGGTGAGGGCGGCCGCACGGGCAATCAATGACGCTGCCATGGAGCGATTCAACTCCAGAAATGGAGTTAGCAGTGCGGGCTCTTCCGGGCTCGAAAATACGTGGGCGGATCGAGTGGTGAAGGGCTCCAGGGTTAGGTTGACCGACGGCACTCCGGCGAGAGTCGTCTATGTGGATCCGAACATGCGAATCGCGCGTGTGCGCACGGAAGACGGACGTAACGTTACCGTGCGGCGGAAAGATCTGCGCCGTCCGGATCGGGCGCGGCCCCAGCGTCGCGCTGAAGGCGAGCCGCTGCAATAAAATAGCTCTGCGATCAGCCCTTTGCGATCATACCTTTGGCGGCGGGCCACCGAGGCGGCTGTCTTCCCCGCGTTTGCGTCCGGGCTCTACTTTGGGCTTAGGCTTGGGTGCCTTCTTGGTTTCGCGCTTGCCTTTATCTTTGCTTCCCATGGAAGCAAATATTACACAAATGGCGTGCCAAAGCGAGATGCTGCGACATCGCCGTACCTTCCGAGATGCGTTTCCCCAGGAAAAATACCAGATCAGGAGTTGTCAAGATGAACAAGCAACCCATGCCACCGGGAACTCAAGCCCCTCTTTGGGAGAGAACCGAGGAGGAAGGTGGCAAGGCCCGTCTGGTGCCTTGGATGGAGATCGGCCGCGACCAGATTCTAGGCAGGTATTGGGAACTGGCCAACCTGGAGCCGCAGGTCACCAAAGGAAGCATCTCCGGACAGCTCAAGGCACCCGATTCGCTTCGTGAAGAGCTGGCCCTGGCGGCGGCCGAGAAGCATAAAAACAGCATGAAACGAATGCCTACGCCGGAGATTTACCAATCGGCATGGATGGGACGGCTCCTGATGGAAAAGACCATCGAAGAAGCTGGTCCCGACGGCGTGCGCAACCAGGATGCTCGGAGCGACAGACCTGACGTGGGACGACAATGATTTTTTTCCATTGCTCTCCCCGCGGCGCTCACCGGCGCCTGCCACTCCACGTAACGATCGGGGTTGTAGGAGAGCGGTCTAGGTGGAAGCGATTCCCGCCTTTTCGTGGTGTTTCCTGCCGTGCCCAACACCAACCGCGGCTTAATCGAGGAATTGTTTCTTCTCAGAAAGCCGCACACGCGAACGTGGGGCACCCATCTGGCTTTGCTGCCATCGATGGACCCGTTGCGTCATGACTGGATCCGATACAGAGACGGACTATCGCTGGATGCCGGCCACGGCCGCGCAACAGGCAGCGCTCGATTCGGAAGCGGACATCCTGCTCTTCGGCGGCTCTGCCGGGTCGCTCAAAACCGAAACCATGTTGATGGACGCGGTGCAGGAGTACGAGAGCCCCAACCTGCGCGCCATTGTCTTCCGCTCCTCCTTCGTGGAGATGACGGACATTATCGACAAGACCCGCCGGCTCTACCCGCCCCTGGGCGGCATTTTCGTGGGCTCTCCCAAATGGACGTGGAGCTTCCCTTCGGGGGCGACGATCCGCTTCGCTTACATGAAGACGGACGACGACGTGTGGAAGTACCTGGGGCCGCGCTATTCCTTCATTGGCTTTGACGAATCGACGCTGCACACAGAAAAGCAGGTACGCAACATCCTGGGCCGCTTGAGCTCGACCGATGCGAGTTTGCGGCTGCGCATGAGGCTCACTTCAAATCCCGGCAATGTGGGCGCCTCCTGGCACCAGACATTATTTCTCCGCGGCCACTGCCCGGTGCACAACCGGCATAACTCGGCGCAGCCGGGCCAACTCTACCGTGACCGCTGCTGGCCTTCCGATGGAGCCGCAATTCCCTTCTCCGTTGCCTTTATTCCGGGCAAACTCTCCGATCACAATCTGTTGGACGTCCACTACACCAAGCGCCTGCACATGATGTCAGGCGGCGCAGCGGCAGCGATGGAGCAGGGCTGCTGGTGCACGCTGGAGGGCGCCTACTTCCCTTTTGTGCATGCAGGCATCGTGCGCCCTTTGGCCGAGGCCGGCGTGGAGTGGTGGCACAACCACTTCCTCTCCATCGACTACGGCTACGGCAAGTCCTCTTCCTCGGTGGGGCTCTACGTCCGCGGCCCGGCGGAGGTGCGGCAGAAGGTAGAGATACACGGCGTCGATTCGCGCCTGTTGGACCAGGACGAAGGCCCGGAGTTTCCAGAAGGGCGCATCCGCAAGATCGGCGAGCTGGTGGTGCCCCACGTGCCCGCGTATGAGCTGGCGAAGATGGTGGTGGATTCCTTTATCAAGCCCAATGAAAACGGGCAGAGGCGGCGCATCGTGGCCGCTTATCTTGACCCTGCCAACTTCAAGGAGATCGGCGACGGCCATACCATTGCCGACCAGATCAATGAGGTGCTGGAGCCGTGGGAGATCGTCTGCGAGCGGGCGTCGAACGATCGGCTGGGCGGGTGGCAGTTGCTTTACCGGATGCTGCGCACGGGCGAGTTCGAGATCACCGATGTGTGCCCGCGGAGCTTCGAAGCCCTGCGCACGCGCATGCATGACGATACTAGGCCCGGAGACATTCGCAAGATTGCCGGCGATCCGCTGGATGACGTTGCCGATGAGACGCGCTATGCGTTGTATACGTTTATTCAGCAGGCGACGCAGCCGCGGGAGTTAATGCTGCAGCACGCAGTGCGCGGACTGGATCTAGGCTCGGCTGCGATCCGGTGGCAGCAGAAGGCAGAGGAACTGGACCGTGAAGAGGCGCCGATCCGCACCACGGGAAGGATGGGGTTGGGGCGGCGGGGAGGCATGCGGCGACTCTAACACTCTCGCCATCAAGATGGCCGGATGTCTAGCCGGCAGTTCTCACCGGGGTTGAGCGAATGGCTGCAGTGTGTTGTTGCGCACGGTAGTTGGCGCGACAAAACGACGGGTGCGCCATCCCCCCGGATTTCCTGTACGGCCTGGTGAAGTCAACGAACTGCATGCGGTCCCCGGCTGGCTGGGGCCGTGCAGTAGGAAATCCGGGGTCCTTGAACCCGTTGGTCGGGCTCAGGGGTGGGATACGCAACGGTGTGTATGGCGATTCGTGGTATCCCACCCTTGCCGGAAAAACACCGGCAAGGATGGGCACCCGCGGATCGGTTGCACTTTCCGCTGTTTGACATCAAGCTCCGCCCTCGATTGCTTGGAGTCGTTGGTAGAAATCCGGCTAGCCATGGGCTAGCCAGGACCGATTCTGCTACTCGCCAGCCGGCATGCCGCTTTGTCCTTTATTCGACATTGCAGAATTCGCCGAACTCGTCCCGGGGGCGATGGCGAACTGAATCTCACTGCCCTCGCTGAGCTTGACGTCGCTTTTCTTGGTGGAGACAAAGACGCCTGAGTTCCTGCTCGAGATTTTGCTGTGTAGATCTACGCCAGGGACGACGTTCAACTGATCCAATTGCAGCGTTTTGGCGGTCCAATCATTAGGAACCTCGCCGCTGTTGTAGTCTGCAGAGTTTATTTCTGTGCCGCCCTCCTGGGGACTAAAGAGGCCCACGATCGTAGCTCTAATAGGCACAATTGTTCCGTTCTTGAGGTGTGCCTGGTCGAAGCGAAGCGCCAGCTTCGATATGCCTCGCTGCTGCATGTCGTCCGTGGTCACCTTCCCAAGCAGCATCGTGCCTTTGGCCAATTCGGTCCCGTTGGTAAGAGTTACCTTCTGTTGGAGCCGAGCGCTAACTGCACAACCGGACTGATCTTTGTCGGCATCCAGACTGTGAACCAGGACGGCACGCGCAGGTTTCATCAGTGTGGCTTCATGATGGCCGGCAATGGGCGCCTGAGAACCCTGCATACTTTGATCGGTTGCATTCTGGGAATAGACAAGAAGTGGTAATGCTAAAACTGCGGTCGCAAATGCGAACGCTTGACGATGGCCCTTCATACGATTGGCTCCTACGCAAGTTAAGGGTCCTCCATAAAATATCTGAATTCCTGCGATCGGCAATGCGTTAACTGCATTTTATACCGTTTACAAGGACTACGGCTTGACGCAGGTAGTTGGTTCTAATTACGCCTCACACTTTTACGATAGCCTGCCCTGCGGAATGGTTGCTCGTTCCGGAAAAACCCTTCAACCTCATAACCAGCGCTACCTTTACTCCCTCTCACTCGAAAACCTGCAGCTACGAGCGTCGTAGTTCAGGTGCACGGTGCCTAGCGGCCCGTTGCGCGCCTTGGCAATGATCAGTTCGCCCTTGCCTGCCAGCGATGGGTCTTCGCGGTTGTAGCATTCCTAGCGATGCAGAAAGAGGACCATGTCGGCATCCTGCTCAATGGCGCCCGACTCGCGAAGATCGGAGCGAATGGGCTGCCTGTCTGCTCGCTTATAAGGTTCGCGGTTCAATTGCAATAGCAGAATCACAGGCACGTCGAGACGCTTCGCCAGTCCCTTCATCGCACGGCTGATTCCTGCAACCACCTGCTCGCGGTTTTCCATTCCCTTGCGCTCACCCGCCATCAACCCCAGGTAATCAACGACTACCAGATCTAACCCGGCATTCGCTTGCAACCGCGCCGCCTTGGCTCTGATCAA